CTATGACAGTAATAAGATAGTAGTACGATAGTACACAATGATAGTTTGCGTCAAAAAATTGACAGTCATGTCGAAACTTTAGACAAAACACTGTCAAATTGATGACAGAAAATAATGCATTTTTTTCTTTATCTTTTATTCAGAATATTGTATAAAATAAGAGTAAGGCAATTCCGCCAACACTAGCCAACGAGAGGATTTTTATCATGGCACAGTTTATTATTACAAAGACACTTTCAGCACAAGACAAAAACAGCGAAGCTTTCCGCGCTAACATTGCCGCGCATATGGAAGATTGCAAAACTATTGCAGAAAAGCACAATTCCGAAAATCCAAAAGATTTCAAGGCATGGTTAAAGACTACAGATGCCAAGCTTTTTGCCAATGCTTATGAAGGCAAGCGTATCTGGAAAGATGAATTTTACGCTATTCTGGCATTAGGTAAATTAGAAGGCGATGCCGCAAAACTGTTTTGTGATGCACAGGATGCATTGATTGAAATGGGCAAAACTTCACGCGAATTTACCTACACTGGCGCGAAAAAGCTTGTTCTGTCTTTCGTAAATGGTACAGGCAAGTTTAAGGCAAAAACAGATGCAGATGATGAAGGCGAAGGCGATGAAGGCGAATCCGAATCTGTCGAAACTTTAGACAAAGATAAGCGGTCAGCCGCTTCTATTGCCGCTAACTTTATGCAGATTGCAGAAAATGCACAGGCTAACACAGCCGAGATATTGGCGGAATTTGCAAAGCTTGTTGAAGCGGCAAGCGATGCACCAGCCGAGAAAAAAGCGGCCTAGTTATCACCAAAAACCAAATCAGGCAGGGCTTAAATGCTCTGCCTTTTTTGTGCCTCGATTTTGAAAATATGACAGTAATAAGATAGTAGTACGATAGTACACATTATGACAGTAGCCGACCCAGTGGGGTGTGGGGTGGGGTGTGACATTTTTGCAACACTATGGGGTGTGGGAAAAATTCTGTCGAAACTTTAGACAAAATTAATTTGGACACCTATGTTGACATATAAAAAATTTGTGTTATTATAGTATCATGAAATTTTGACGTTTTCCTGCTGATGGGGATTTGTCGTAACTTTAGACAAAATGAGGTTTATCATGAAGTATCAGGGTTATGTTTGCGATTATGGTTTCAACGTATCTAGGCGTAAGATGATGGGGGAAGCTACCCATTATCTCACTGTCCGTTTTCATGGCAGTCGTATCATCGACAATGCGCCATTTGACAGTGATGAAGCTATTGATGATTACTGCGTTGCTATGGGCTACCTTGTACCGCTTCATGTTGCTACACGTTCTAAGCAAGCTTGGGATAACAGGCCACAGCCTACCGCTACAGGTAAATGGGTTTAATTGTCGAAACTTTAGACAGATTGAGGAGATTGTAATATGTTGCACGTAACTATTGATTGGGATATTATTGACCCATCCACACGCGAGGTACTCACTGAGGTAATCAAAAAGCATTGTGAGAGGTATGGTATTGCCTATTCGGATGAGTGGTCATTCACGCATCTTCACGATATTGGTATTAAGTTTGGCGTAACAACAGATTTGAGGGATTGATTATGAGCAAAAGACCTGTACGCAATATGGCTGACTATCGGCATTGGTCTGCAAAGAAACAGTGCCGTTCATCGTTTCCTATGCATCCTAATGATGAGCGTAGGCAAGCTATCAGCAAAGCTTATGCAACACGTGATGGGGCAATGACTTCTGTCGCAAACTTACAGGCTTATGCCGAAAGTAAATTGCGGTATGAGGAGCAACAGAACATGGCGTATGTTCGCAATGTTTTGTCTAAACTTCAGACAAATGGGAGAGACTAAATGTTTAATATATTCGCATCACTATTTCTTTTTGTTGTGGGAGCATTTACTTTGCTCATGCAACTTTGGTATCCCCTACATGGGCAGATGCTCACGTTTGATGGGGTAGTTGTATACCTTGCATCCGTCATATGTTGTATAGGCTCATTGGCCTTGTACACAATGGCATACAGGGATTACAATTTGTCTAAACTTCAGACAAAAAAGTTTGGACAGACACGTTGACAACAGACTTTTTTTGTTGTATAAATAAAGCATAATCAGTATTGAAAAAGGAGAGAAATCATGCTGAAAATCTTAAACAAAGACTATCGTAATGCACGTTCGGCCTACAAGTGGTGGACTAAGCGTGATGTAAAACCAACTATTGTTCGTGAGTCAAGGGTTTCCAAGGATAGGACTGTATCACTTGCTCATCACGAATTGGTGCAGATTGGGTATTGGAAGTATTACTTCCCATACAATATGCAGAAGGGCGGTGAATTTCACAACTTGCATCGTATTGTATCAAAGAACGGTAACGATTACGTAATTCATAAAGCGTAATCTGTCTAAACTTTAGACAAAACATCCTGAGTATGATGCCAAACTGCTCACTCTTAACTCTAACTAGTGAGGTTACTATGTCATACAATCTTATCGGTGTCGGCAACAATGCCAAGACAGTCAAGGGTGATGGTCGGGAGTTTGTTACTGCCATCATGTATCTCAAGCCATACAAGTCGGTTATCAATGGCAAGATATTCAATATCTGTGCTATGGCTGACAAGGCTAAGTGCTGGAAGCCATGTCTCAATGAGGCTGGTCGAGGGCAGATGAACGTGGTGCAACGTGGGCGAGAGCGTAAGACTATTATGTACTTCACGCAACGTATCAGCTTCTTTGATACGCTCAACAATGATTTGACTACCTTCAGTCGCAGACAACGCAACAAGGGTATACAGCCATGCTGTCGGCTTGATGGTACTAGCGATACGGGTATGGGTGCAAAGATGGCAACAGCTTTTCCTGAGATACAGTTCTATGACTACACTAAGGTTGTCAAACGTGCCTATCAGGACAGGCCAGACAATTACCATATCACGTTGTCTTACTCTGAGGCTGACCCTGAGTATGCAGACCAAGTGCTGCAAGCGGTGCGTGATACAGGTGTCAATGCGGCTGTTGTGTTCCGTCACAAACTACCCAAGACATTCAAGGGCTTGCGTGTAATCAATGGTGACAAGGATGACCTGCGCTTTCTTGACCCCAAAGGTGTAGTCGTTGGTCTGATTGCCAAAGGCAAGAAGGCAAAGGCTGATACATCTGGCTTCGTGATTGACGCTTAATCTGTCGTAACTTTAGACAAACTGAGGAGAGAGATATGTTTGACATACCACACTTTTACCAAATGGATATGAGCCTTGAGATGGCAACAGCAATTATGCGTAGTACTCATGGTGACACACTGCTTGATGCTATGGAATTTATTGACGCTAAGTGGGAACTACACTGCTCTGGTGACACTATATATGAGGATGATGATGAGTTCTATGACGATTGGATGCACGAAGTAAATGCATATAATGTAATCAAAGAACATATGAAACCATTATTTGTGGGAGATTGATTATGAGAGTGCGTGTGTACTGGAATTTACATAGAAAGTGCTGGTCTATACAGGACACAAAGACAGGGCTGGTCATGCTACACAAAGACGAGGTAGTTATACGACAGGCTAAGTTTGTGGTACGCAAGTCGGGTCAGGAGCGTGTACGCAAAGAGGGCAAGAAGAATGTCCATGCGTTTGTGGTGGGCAATATCTCTGAGCATAAACCTGACCTTCAGTATATTCAAGACAATGCCAGTGAGATATGGTACAACCCATACAAGATGGATTACTTCGAGAATCGGGATACAGGTGAAGAGGCTAGACAATTCTATTCAGTTGTGTTATGTACTAAGACTGACGAAGGCAAACCAAAGGTGTATGCGTGATGACTAAGATAAATCCAGTAGCGAAAGCTTTATTGCAGAGTCGTAGGCGCACACAAGTTGTGCCTGACAAGAAAAAGTATAACAGGAAAAAGGAGAAGGGCAATGCATTCGAGCAGGAATTTCGAGAAAATCTCAGCAAAGAAACAACCAAAGGCGAGGGGTAAATGCGTCCGTAGGTTGCGTCAGCAGGAGCGTAAGGCTAAGTACCAAGCACAAAGGCGTGACGATTGGAGATACTTAGAGACAGGTTAATTGTCGAAACTTTAGACAGATTGTGGGAGAGCAATGTGGAATACACAGCAGAAGATTACAACGTAAATGTTTTTCGTGGTGATGTTCGTTCAGATGGCAAAATACTCTGGGGTCTGAATGATAAGCTAATCGGTGGACTTGAATGGCGTAAGCCAAAGGCATGGGCAAAGGCTCTGAAGCAAAAGAAGAAGAACCACCAGAAGCGTTACCAACTACACAAGACACGAATTGAATCAATCAAGTTGGAGCATGGATGTGACGTGTGTGGATTTGGCAAGCATAAGTTTGCAAAGAAGTGGCGCAAGCACATTGCCATGCTGTTGGAGTTTGACCACATTGACCCCACAACTAAGTTGTACAACGTGTGTGACATGGCTAACTACGCATGGCGTGTTATACAGAAAGAGATTGACAAGTGCCGTGTAGTGTGCAAGGTTTGTCATTGTAAACATACAGGTAATCAAAACAGAAAGGAAGAAAACTATGAGTGACAATTACGACAGCGGCTTTGACCTTGTGTTATCTGACTATGAACGCAAGGATTTGATTGCCTACTATGAGACTGACGCACTGCCACACTACAAAATCTGGGGTGATGGGGATGATTGGTATGGCATACAGATAAGTGACAGAATGTTTGACTTGAACATCTGGCATGACGAGGACAGAGACAAGATTGTATGCACAGTCTACGAATGTTATTGGATTGATGATAACTGGCAGACTAACTGCCGTCATAGCTGGACATTGACAGAGGAGATTGACAAATGAACTGCTGGCACTGTAAAACAGAACTGATATGGCAGAGTGACCATGACATATCACATGAGTCTGAGAATATGTGTATGGTCACAAACCTACACTGCCCTAACTGTGGGTGTGATGTAGATGTATGGTATCCAAAGGATAATATTGGTATGCCTATTGATGATGGATTTACCGCACCTAGAATAAAGGAGAATGAAGATGCCTAAGTACAAAGTAATGGCAACAGAGTATGTGTATAAGGATGCCTTGATTGAGGCAAAGGATATGGATGAAGTCATCGCCAAAGCAGAGGCAGATGGAGTGGCATGGATTATAGTCGGTGGTGATTTTGAAATCCATGAGGATATGATATTTGAGGAGAATGGATAATGGCACACGTTAAATACATTGAAGATAATGTACCTTATATATCTAACGATTGGCACATTCAGGATGTAGATTCCATGTGCGAACAGATGGATGTGACACTGACCGAAGATGAAAAGGAAGAGGTGTTACACATCGTGGCGAACAGCTTTGATGCTAACTATGGCATCTCATGGGATAACTTTGCATGGGCTATCCAAGATGTCATAGACGGAAGGAAAACAGATGATGATTAAACACGTCTGCCAGCATTGCAAAAACATAATGCACATACCGAAGGAATGGTTGCTATATGCACACAAGCTGGTATGCTATGTGTGTAGCAACGAGATAAAACGTAAGGAGAAACAGGATGACGATTGATAGACAAAGATTTTGGGAGTGGATGGACACCTGCCCCTTGAGTGAGGGAACAGAGGGCAAAGAAGGCTGGTTCATATCTCGTGACGAAGGAGATGATATCAGTATTTACTTTTACCTAGAGGTTGATGAAGATGAGTGAACATTATATTGTCTGGGTAAATGTAACATACAAAATAGAAGTGGAAGCAGATAGTGAGGAAGATGCTCATGAGATTGCTGTGTATGATACTGTGTGGGATAACAATACTATGGCTGGTTGCTCTATTGACATAGAAAAAAATATGCGGTATGACCCAAGTTATTACAGCGATATAGTAGGACATAAACACTAGGAGAATTAAAGTGAATAGATTTATTATCGACAAAGAACCTGCCGCCATTGCGGAGCAGTTGTGTGACGAACACATTATCAAGATGATACTGGAAGAAGCACAGATGCTTAACACTGCAGCCCGTATCCATGCACCTGATTTGGCAGAGGAAGCAGGATTGTACAAGATAGCGTACAAGAATCACCCCTGTACAATCTGGGTGCGAGACAACCGCATGAACTACAGGTTTGGTGTACGACTAATGTATGCTATGAACAAGGAGTATATGTATCGCTATCCTGTCAAGAGTGATGGCAAACCAAATACGGGTCATGCATCTATGCGTCACTTCGATGCGCTGATTGATGCAGAGAAGTATATGCCAGACTACACAAATTTTATGACCAAGCATCCACAGTGTTTCAGTGGGCTTGACCATCTAAAAACGGACGAACACTGGCCTGTTACAGCCTATCGTGCGTTTTATCGAGTTGACAAATCTAAGTTTGCCAGCTATAACAAAGGGCGTAATATGCCACAATGGATGAAAGGAGAAGTAGCATGACTGTAGAAAGAGACGAGTGGGAAACAAAAAGACTGTTGAAGATTGTAAATCTTATCAAGGACATCAACAATGCAACCGCAGAGAAGATGGAGATAACATATCAACAGATTGTAGAACTAGATTATGCTGACAGAACGCTTGCCAAAGCACTAGGCTTTGAACAGCCTGAGTGTGAGCATGGGTACAGAAGTATGTATCAGGACTACCATGTTGTACAAAAAAAGGTTGACAAGAAATCTAAAAAATAGTACAACTCAAATATCAATTAACCATAGGCAAATTGTCGAAAGTTTAGACAGAAAGGAGACATACCATGCCATTAGATATTACCTCATTTACAATGACTGCTGACGAGTTCGTACCAGAGGAGTTGAACTTTAGTGTAGAGTTTGAACCTACAAAGGTAGAGGACAAGAAGTATGTCATCAACGGTGACACAGGTGAGTACATCGGTGTCGTTGGCAACAGCTTCAACTGTGCAAGTCACGGTGACTTCTTTGAGGGTATCCACAATACCGTCACAGAGCATCTAGGAGAGGCTGAGTGCGACAATATGAATATGCATTGGCGTAAGGCACGTAAGAATGCTTGGGCTATGCTGGACATGAGACTGCCAGAGGTTACTGCTAAAGTGGTAACTGACAAGCACGAGACTACCATTGCACAGCGTATCATTGCGTTGCATGGCATTGATGGCTCATGCTCTAATCAAGTGTTCTTCGGGTCTATCGACTTCTTTTGTACAAACGGTATGATTACAGGTGAGCATGACAAGGTACGCAGGAAGAATACTGCTAACTTCAACATGGATACCTTCATCCGTGACCTCAAGAGGTCTGTAACCGACTTCTATGCACAGTCGGAAGAGTACCAGCGTTGGGCATCCAAAAGCGTCACATCTAACAATGTAAAGCTTGCACTGGACGGTATTATGAAGTCTGACCGTAAGTCTGAGAAGATGTACTCACTGTTCCAGCAGGAAGCCTCTGTGCGTGGCTATAACGTGTTTGCATTGTATAGTGCGTTTACTAACTACGCTACATATGCAGATGACCGCAACGGTTTTAACCTGCGTAACACAGGTAATGATACCAATGCTGTGTCAATGTTTAGCAGAGAGCATGATGTGTCACGTTGGATTGAAACACCACAATTCCGTCAACTGGTGGCTGCATAATGGCTAGAAAAAAACGACATATTATTACAGTAGAACCAGAATGGTGCGAGGGTTTCCTGCGTTATGATACTGATGCGGTGGATGAGCAGGACGCACTTAATCAGGTAATTCAACTTATGATTAAGAACGCAAAACCGTCAATGCTAGACATCACGGTACTTGACGTATTCGATGATGACGATGAAGCATATGACATCGTTGATGCAGTAACAGAGATGGGAAGCTACAGATGAAACTACGTGAAGCAACAGATGAGTACTTTATATCTCATGATTACAGTTACTTACGTGACGAAACTAAAGCACATTATGCATATCTTATGGGCATTGCTCTCGGCACTAAAGTCGAGGGCAAGAGCCTTGCGGAGCGTAGATGTGATAAGATTTCTACTCGTATGGCAAAGCAAGCATACAATCAATGGTGTACTAAAGGTATACACATGGCAAACCATTTGTTATCTACCATTCGTATTGTATTCAACTATGCGGTGCATATGGAACTATGTATCTCTAACCCATTCGTAGCTGTCAAAAAACGTACACCAGCGAGACGTAAGACAGTGTGGACAAAAGAACAGGTAAAGCAGTTTCTTGATACTGCCTACAGTGACTTTGACACACGTAACGTGGGGCTGATTGCACAGATGGCATATGAGTGGTGTCAGCGTCTAGGTGATATGCGTCTGCTAAAGTGGTCTAACATCGACTTTGAACAGCAGACTGTGTACATTGAGCAGTCAAAACGTAGAGCAGAGGTGTTTCTGCCTATCTCTGATGACCTCTACAGTATGCTTGTAGCCCAGCAGGAAGACTTTGGCTTCCAAGAGTATGTAGCACCCTCTGTACGGCCTCAGAAGGGCGTGTACAAGCCTTATACGCTGACTCATCTACCTCGTGTGGCTAAGATGATACGCAACAAGGCTGGATTGCCAGATGATTTACGGTTATCTGACCTACGAAGAACTGGTACAACGGAAATGGTTGAAGCTGGGGTGTCTATGGGCAATATTATGTCGGTTACAGGACATGCTAACCCACAGTCAGTCAAACCGTACATGAAAAATACATTGGCAAGTGCTAATTTAGCATTGACACAGCGTCAAAATCGTGATAAAAGCACTATAGATGCCGCAAAGGAAGAGTATATATAATGAATATATATAACATTATAAATGATATAGATATAGATAATGGACAAACAAAGAGAATGAATTGTCCTAACTGTGGTGGTTACAAAACATTTACCGTAACCAATAATATGGGTTCTATTCTGTGGAATTGTTATAAAGCTTCCTGTAATGTATCTGGTACAAAGAAAACGCATTTATCCGTAGATGATATAATGAAGTTACGTAAAGCTGCTGTCGAAAGTTTAGACAAGTTTGAGTTACCCAATTACATTGTACCTCATCGTGATGGTCGTGAGTTTATCAAGTGGTGTGCTAAATGGCATATTGACGAAGACAAGCTTAACTTGTTGTATGATGTAAAAGACCATCGTGTAGTTTTTCCTATCGTGCATAATGGTGTTATGGTTGATGCCATTGGTCGTGGTATAGCTAACATAATACCTAAATGGAAAAGATATGGAAAAAGTGACTTGCCATACGTAACTGGTTGTGGTAATGTCGTTGTAGTTGTTGAGGACTGTGTGAGTGCGGCTGTGGTTGCAGACATGGGGTTTGTCGGGGTTGCAGTGTTAGGCACTTCTTTGTCAGAGTCACACAAAGCTTATCTCTCACGGTTCTCAACAGCAATAATTGCCCTAGACCCAGATGCGTCACCCAAGACACTGCAGATTGCAAAAGAGTTACGTGGGCATGTAGACACTGTAAAAGTTCTGCGATTGCAGGATGACATTAAATACCGAAACCCCGAAGACCTTGACGGTCTTACTAACATAGGAGAAATGTAATGGAATTATCACTAATACGTACATTGATGGACAAAGAGTTCTACGACAACAATCGTGGGGCTAGGTGTCCTGACCGTCTGTTTAGCAAAGATGCTCGTAAGATTAAGCAGACAATCGACAGCGCAATGACTATGTACAATCGTACTATAACGCCTTCTGAGGTAGAGGCATTGTTTCTGTCTAACAATCCATCTATGACTACGGCACAGAAGCAATCATTTCAGCATCTGTTTCGTTGTATTGATAAAGAGCAGCCAATGGGCAATGACATTGCACAAGAGGTTCTGTCAAAGCTTTTTCAGCAGGTCATTGGTGAGGACATTGCCAACTTAGGTTTTGATTTTGTAAACGGCACACAGACATCTCTTGAGCCTTTGCGTATGATACTTGAGCAGTATAATGATGACTTCACACCTGACTTGAATGTTGAGTGGGATGACATCGACATTGATACATTGCTTGACAAAAATGACCTCGAAGCACGTTGGACGTTTAACATTCCTACGCTGACAAGTGTTATTGAGGGCATCAACTCTGGTCACCTGATTGAGATTGGCGCAAGACCCAATACTGGTAAGACATCGTTTCATGCCAGCTTGATTGCAAGTCCGGGTGGGTTTGCTTCACAAGGTGCTAATTGCATTGTGTTGTGTAACGAAGAAGGTAGCCACCGTGTGGGGGCAAGATATCTGACAGCCGCAACAGGTATGTCTATGAAGGAGATTAAAAACAATCCTAGCAAGGCACGTGACTTGTATCAGCCAATCAAAGAAAAGATTAAGATTAAGGATGCTACAGGCCGTGACATGGCATGGGTGGAGTCTGTATGTAAGACATATAAGCCAGACGTTATTCTGCTAGACATGGGGGATAAGTTCGCTCGTTCTGGTGGCTTTGCAAGACCTGATGAGGCATTGAAGGCTAACGCTATCCATGCTCGTATGATTGCCAAGCAGTATGAGTGCGCTGTGTTTTATATGTCACAGTTATCTGCAGAAGCAGAAGGTAAGATAGTACTCAATCAAAGCATGA